GCTCCTCGATCTCTGGGCTGGGAGTCAGCGCGCCGGCCGTCATCATCTGCGAGATGGTCTGGGCCATCTCCGTGCCCGATAGTTTGCTCAAGTCCTCGCACTTGAGCTTGGGGTACGCCTTGCGCGCTCCCCAATTGCGGGTCACCAGCGGGATGATGAGTTGGGAATCGCCAACGCCCTCCACGGACGTCGCTAGCCCCTGGAGCACTGCGAGGAATAGATCAACTTTCGACGTGGCGACTGCCCTGGACCCAGACTGGCTCGTTCCAAGATGCATGAACTCGGAAAAGAGGGCCTGCGATATCTGCTCGTCCATATACTTGATCGAGCCGATAACGTCTGTCCCCTGCCCGCTCGGATATTCGATCTTGATATCCTGAGTCGCGTCGATCACCGCCCAGGCGCCGCGCTCGGCAACGCGCATCTCACGGATGAGGCTTTCGCCGGCCGACTTCATGTCCGCGGTGGCGTCCTCGATCTTCATGATCGTGACGCCCATACCATGGCGCTCGTGCCGCATCGCATCGATACGCCACAGCTTGTCCTTCCAGTACCAAGGCTTATAGACAGCCCGGAGAATCGGGCGGCCCCAGAGGTTGTTGGCCTCTCTCCCGAACGTGAACAGGACCAACTTGTCGGCGGGAACCTCTGCGCCCTCGAACTTGCCGCGGTCCGTTATGGCGTATTGGAATAGATGCTTGAGCGAGCCATCATCGTTGAATACGAACTCACGCACGCTCTTTGGAAGGATCCCCTCGATGCGCGCATAGACCTGCCGCCCGTCAAAATCAGTGCCCCAAATCTTCTCGAATGCGGAGAATCCATCGGTGACACACAGGAGTGCATGGCTCAGGATGTCTTGCCACTTGGCTGCGAATGGATCGGTGCGACCAATACCCATGATCCACTTCTCGCAGAAAGCGGCGATTTCCGTCTCCTCCTTCGAGTCATCGACCGGCTCGATATCCCATCGAGCAGATCGAATGGCCCATAGGATTCGGGAAATGCCGGCCGCGATCTCTGGATCGCCGCAACGCATCTCCTCGTAAATCGCGGCTGCCTTCTGGCCATGGAGTGCTGGGTTGTAGTCGGCTGTGTTAAATAGCCGGCCCCCAAGCAATAGAAGGCCAGACCCTCCAATCCTCGGCTCTTGAGTTTCCACATCCTGAACGGCTACATCTGCCATTTCAGAATCTCTCCGGGAAGGACATCACGACATCCGGGGTGCGCTCATACGGCTGAGGCACGTCACGCTGAGGCTTCGGTGCCACCGTATCGATAGATGGTGTGTGGACTGGGAGGAACGTTCCGTCCACCGGGAGCACTCCCGTCAGCCCGTACCGAAGCGCATCGCAGATGTGTGTGGCCTTGTTCTTGACCGGCTCGTCACCCTTGACGAAGCCGGAGTCATCAGTGGGATATCGGTAGTCAGCGATTCGTAAGGCCAGTTCGTTACACTCGGTCGAGAACGCAATCGCACCTTGGTGGAGCATGTTTCGCACAAGCCGGATGCCGTCCGACTTCTTAACCTTCTTGGTAGAGAACTGATGGAATCCGAACGAGCGGTATTCCTTGATGACCGTGGAGCCCGTCGCAATCTCTCGAGCATTGCCCGCTGGGTCCCCATGTCCCATTACGTCGTCTGGCTTTCCCCTGAAGCCGGTTCGCTTTATCACGCTCCACAGGTTGTCCGCATTAACCTGGGCCGGTGCGTTCTCCATCTCGTAGTCGGCCAATACGCGAACCTTGATCGGATCCGATGGATGGACCTGGAACACAATCGCCGCGGTAGCTGCGCCGATTCCAAAGTCCATCCCGAAGTGAATGGGGAGAGAATCGTCGTAGGCGAGATCGCTTCGCATGTGGCGGTCGTAGCTGAACTCGGGGAACACGAGGCCGGACGCGGAAAGTGAGAAGTCGATATCCAACTCACGTGCAATGGCGTCCTTGAGAACTAACTTGTCGCATTCCGCTCTGTACCAGGCCGACGTCGGCTTCCCGGTACTGGCGTCCAGTTCCCCGTCATAGCGAAGCGGATGAGAAGTCCAGTGGAGCCTCACCGCTCTATAACTCTCGGGCTGAGCTCTCCACATCTCGGCGTAGTTTCCTGCGGAGCCGAACGGGGTCGATAGGAGCCATAGCCCACGCCGGCACGCTTGCCGTACCGACGAGTAGGCCATGGTGGACTGAGGAACAAACGCCCACTCGTCACCGAGCGCGTTCTGGAGAGTCGAGCCACGAAAGATCTCGGTCGTCGCGCCTTCCCCAACCAAGTAGCTATTCATCGACGCGCACGTGGCGCGCAGGTGCGAGAATTTGATGGGGGCGGCCGAACGGAACTCCTTTGGGAGTGAGTTGTAGAGATACCTCACGCGCCCCAGGAGTGAGTTGACGGTCGAGTTTTCGCCCCCATCATCCACCAGCGCCTGCTTCCTCGAGGTGAGCCCGCCCGAGTAGCCACGACGGAACAGCAATCGATGAAGCAACACGAGACACGCGGCCCAGGTCGCCATCATCTGGCGTGACTTGGCCACGATCACATCTTCTCCGCTCTCGAAGTCTCGGAGCAGGGATACGAAGAAGGGATAGTCTGGTAGGGGCCCGTAGGGCGTCTTGCAGAGCGACGAGAAATAGACGACGTCGCCAGCAGCTCGCCTCATGACGGCGTAGGCTTGATCTAGAGTCAGATCAGTGGATTCTTGGATCTGTAGCGTTTCCATTGCCCCGCTCCACTTCCTCCACCTCGTCCACCGCCCTGCGGTGCAATTCCACCCAGTCGATGCCAGACGATGTGCCGATCCCGATGACTCCCATGAGGCCAGTGGCATCGATTCGCTGCACTGTCGGGATGGTTCGATCGAGAAGCAGCTTGGCCGCCGCGATTCGGTCCTTGTCTGTGGCCTCCCCGTCGTTGACTAGCCCAACCAGAAACGCGACACACTCAGGCACCGACTCCCAGATCCTCTGCTGCGCGATCTTGGCAAGTTGCTTGTCGAATCCAGACCGTGGCTTCATGAGTCCGTTCTCAGACATGCGCACCCACCAGAACCATAGACGCCCACGGAATCAACTGAGTCAGCACCCGAGGCTCGTCGATACGGGATCCCATGCAGGTAATCGCCACCATGCCGATGGCTGCGAACGGGACGGAGAGCGCTGCGAGGACTGCAATCGATAGGTAGAGAAGGATCCTGGGAACCGCCTCCCAGGGAGCATCAGTCACGCCGAGCCAGCAATAGCTCTTGAGCTTGCACGTGCCGTACTCGATCGCCTTGGCAAACCGCTCGTTGTCTGGGTTCTCTCGCCGGAGGAGCCTCACCGCGCCCTGCGATACAGCAGATCCGATTGCGAGCGGCACACCGCCAGGGACTAGCGCCAACATCGGCAAAGTCTCTCTGCCGAGTCCGAGCACGAGTCCTGAGCCGACCTGAGCCAGCATCGGAATCCCAAGCCTCGAGGCCGACAGCACAATCGACGCCGCAAGCAGCTCCACGAAATTGCTCCAGTAGTCGAACCGGAGCGTGAGAATGAACAGAGCGGCAACGGTAGCCATGAGTACGGGTCCAAATGCAGCGCAGAGGAGCCAGAACGATGCCCAAGCGAACGCTATCCGGAGCATCTGGTAATTGCGGCACCGCTGGCTGTCCCGGTCCACGATGACTTGCTCTCTGACGCGCTTCGGGCCGAGAAGAAGGGGGAATAGAGATCGGAGTGCGATTGGATAGGGGAGCTCGAACACGTGGCGCCCAAAGCAGACCGTCGCGTACCCGTTCGCCGGCACGACGTCTGGCTTACCGATCATTTCCCTGGATGCAGAGACACCCACCGCTAGCGCAGCAATGCCGGAGGCTAGGGCTGCTGAGAGGTCAGCCACGTTTGCCCCCAAACACAAAAAGGCAGTGCCGAGGCGCGACACCTACGCCTCGCACACTGCCCGAGCGGGTTGGATTAGACGCCCCCGCTCTGATATGGCGACTGCCGTCTATGCTACGGATCGAACATGATCGGTCCTCACACGGTCTACTGCGCCGCTTGTCTTACTACAAGTCCCGGTGTGCTTGTCACGGAACTGATTAAGCTTCCGCTGCACTGCCGGGTAGCATGCCAACGTCACCATCGCCACATCGCCACAGATCGCGCACGTGAGCCTGATCCTGTTCTCACCCATCGTGTCGATCCGAAGCGCCGCGGTGATGTCACCACTCACCGAATCCAAACCCTCAAGCCCACCGTGAACACCTGGGAATCCAGGAAATTACTCCTGGCCTGGTAGTAGTCAGACCACGTGTGATTGTCGATCTCGTACCCCAGCTTGAACGTCGCCCAATTCGTGAACGGGTGGTTGAGTTCCAGGCCCCACCTCTCCACGTCGCCCGACGGGCCAAAGAGGCCGTTGACCTTCCCGATCCCGAACTGGACCAGAACCGATGTTGCACGGTCTGGATTCCCGTAGCAAAGGCGATCATCCGCCATCCCTGGCGAAGCAAGCCAAGCCGAAAGAAGCGAGAGCACCATCACCGTCAATGCAACTCTACGCATCCGTTCCTCCGTCGTCCCCAGCCTGACTCAGTAGCGCAGCACCCTCGTCCACCAGGTCCGCGCCTCTCGTGTTCAACCGATCGATGAACAGCCCGCCCAGATCCTTGTCCGCCTTGGCCTCCGAATGGCGCCTCAACTCGCCAGATTTGTGGCGAGTGCCGTATGGATCCAAGACCCAAGGCCGGCGTGGCTTCGTAGCATTACTCCGCGACAGGTTCCCCAACAGTGAAGTTGACCGACCCAGGCGCCGAATTGACCACAGACACGTTCAGCGTGTCCGTCTTGACAGTGCCATCGCCAAACGTAACCGATGCCGTCACGACCGCGGACCCC